TGTCATCGGACATGACGTTTTCCTCGCTGTAGGCGGGTTCGGGGTCTGGAGGGAGGACCAAGGCCACGGTGGCTTGCTCCTTCATGCTTTCGAGAACGCCGTTCGGAATGACGGCGTCGGCCTTTTCCGTTCCGTCGCGCTCGACGATGTAGTCACGCACGCCGCGAAACAGGGACAGTACGCGGGAAAGCAGGCTCACGGATTCATGGTCGGCGAACTCCACGAGAAGCAGATCGTCCTCGGGGCTTTCGGCGAACTCCACCGGGGCAAGCCCCTTGACGGCGGGCGGCTGCGCCCCGAGAAAGCCGACGTGCCGCAGGTAGTACGCGCCGGGTTTGGGGTTCGCGGGGGCCGTAGGGCGGTAGAAGCAGGCCGAAACCTTTTTGTAGCGGCCCGATTCGACGAGCTCCGCAAAGGCGGCGTCCACCTGATCGGGCTCGGCGTAGAGCCTGTCCCCGCGTGCGGAAAGCGACTTGACCCAGCCGTAGGCCGGGGCGTCCGTGCGGGGGTGGCCGATGACGATCGGCGCTTCCGAAAGCGCGGGATCATAGGCCGCCGCGATACCGGCGATCTCGGATTCGCCGAACGCGAGCGTCGTCCCGCGCATGTCGGTATGCGTCCCGCCCCGGAAGATTTCGATGAGGTTGGGCATAAGAAAGACTCCTTTCATCCCGTTGTAGCGGACGGGCGGAAAGGAGTCTTTGAAAGGGCTTTAGGAAAACGTGTTCCCGGCGGGAAACGAACATCCCGCATAAACCGTTTTTAAGGGCGGTTTCGCCCCGACATGAGCCGTTGCCGGGTTTTGAAAAGAAAAGGCCGCGTACCCCGTTTACAGGCGTTTATAAACACATATCGAAGTTGCAATTCATGCTGAGAATACCTATTGTACTTTCAGCGACGGTATGGGTCGGGATATGGCCCCGCTAACCCATACCCGGCGGGGAGGCTTGGCCATATCTTGGATTCCTCCCGCCCCATATTTCTGCGGTTCGGCATGACGCCGTGCCGCTTTTTTATTCTCGGCTCCAAATGAGCTTTCCCCGTCTTTGGTTGTTCAAGACGCTTTTTGATGATGCGGGAACGAACGTCCATCCCGTAAGCCGTCCATTGACAACTTGCACCACAATATAGAGCCCCTGCTCCCTTTTTCCCGTCCAGATCAGCTTTACATACCGCTTTTTCAGCTCCACCCGTCCCGTCGCCTCGTGCTCCTCGAAATCCATCCACACCTCGAACGGATCGCTCAGAAGTTCGGGAATGAGCGGCACGAATGGGCTACGACCCGGCTGTATATGCATGAGCGTGTCGACGGAGAGCCACACGACGGCCCCGTCCGCCGCTTGGAAAAAGGCCGAGTCCGCGCCGATCGTCTTTTCAAGTATGGGCCTGAGCGCTTCCGGGGTGGAAACCTTTTCGGCGAGCTTCGCCGTGGGCTTATCCAAGGGGAGCTTTTCCGGACGCCCCAGCGACTCCCAGTTTTCCCGCGACCTTTCGCCCCACGGAATGGGCCGCCAGCCCTTCCACGTGCCGTCGGACTGCGCCTCCTGAATCTTTACCGGGGAAAGGCACATCCCGGATGCCGCCTTGCCGGGGTTATAGGCAAAGGACGGATCGACGCCGTCCACGGTTTCGACCTCAATGATGCCGTCCGGCGTCTTCACCGGAACCATCTTTGTTGTATCCGGCGGCGGGTTCCAGACCTCCCAGCCTTCGCGCTGCAATTCCCGCTCCGAGACGGTTTCCACGCCGCATTTGCATCCCCAGCCGTTCGGCGGCCAGCGGTACGTCCACCACGGATCGTCGAGAGGCACTATTTTGTTGTGCCATGACTCGTGATCAAGGCGCGGATGCCGGACGGTCGTATGGATGTAGCGCCCGTAGGGGCGCATCCGTTTGGTTTCCTGCGCCTGCTGCCATTTCCCGGCCATGTACGAGGTGCGGATATTCGTCTCAAAGATGGTACGGGTCCGCCAGCCCCGGGAACCTTTGTAGCTCCACCCGTGGGCGGCAACGATTCTGTCAAAATCCTTGCGGAAATCCTCAAGCGTCAGGCCGTCCCGGATGCAGCGTCCAATGGTTTCCTGAAAATCCGCGAGAAGCTCGTCTTTCGTCGCCCCGGCGACCATAAAGCCCTTGCTGTGCGCGGCCCCCATGAGATCGGTATAGGCGCGGGTGGGGACGCGGACTTTGCCCTGAAAGAAATCAATCGCCTCCTTGAAGGGCGTCCCCTTGAATTCGACCTCGGGGCGTTTTTTCGGATCAGCCATTGGAAGCCCTGCCGGAAAGATTGGCCGCCAATACGGCCCCCTCGAGGGCTTCGGCCAGTTCCGCCGTATCCATGACGGGGTACAGTCCGGCAATCCGATCCGAGAACGCCGCGAAGTCCTCCCCGGCCCTGATCGCCGCGTCCAGTTCGGCGCGGATCATGTTGATCATGCCCGTGCCTGCTGCGTTCGTCACGGACTCAAGCTGTTCGGCGATTTCGTCGGGCTCGTCCCGTCCCGGCTCGGCGAAGGCGGGAGAATCCGATGGTACGGAGACAGGCGCAGCCGCACGGCGTTTCCAATCCTCGCCGTAACGGCGGTTGATCGCGTCGTCCGTAAGTTCGAGGCCGATCTCGTACGCCCCCTTGTCGGCGGCACGCTGCGCTTCTTCCCGCCGGGTATTCGGCACCTTCCGCCAGACCTGCGGCGTCTTCGCGCCCGGGAAGTTCCATTCGGTAAGCCATGTGGCGACGGTGTCGTTGAAGCTCTCGCACAAAAGGTCGGCATCGGCCTTCACGAGTTCGGACTTGACGTCGTTCAACACTTCCGCAGTGCCGGAGTATTGCCCCTGTTGCGTCGTCCCGGTCTGGGAAAGGATGATCTTCGCAATGGCTCCATCCCAGTATTTTAAAAACTCTTCATAACTCCCGCCGGAATTCTTCGCGGCCTCGATAAGCTCGACGTCGAACCCTTCCGGCACGGCAACGGCGGATTCATTCCGAAAGGCTTTGGCCGCCTCAAGCGCCGTCGCCTTTTCCTTCTCGGTGGCTCCCGCCGGGTATTTCGACTTGACGGACGGCGAGCCGAACTTGTCGAGGTACGCTGCCCAGAACTTCGCGCCGTTGCGTTTCAGATACACCGGCCACCAGAGCGCATGGCCGAGCCCCTGTCCGTAGGGGGAATCGTCGTCATCCGCCCCCCACACCGCGATCCAGAACTTCCTCTCGGGCATGAGCAAAGTCTGCGCGTTGACGCGAAGTTTCAGCTCGCCGTCCTTGCCGAACCCGAACCGCCACGGTTTTCTTACCTTTACGGCGTCGAGGGTGATTTTGTTCCCGTCCATGCCCCAGATGCATTCGGCGACGGAGTAGCCGTAGAGGACGCCCTTGTGCATCCGGCGGGTGATCGCATCCCAATTCAGCGCCATGAGCTGCCCACGCAAAAAGTCGGCGGCTTCTCGGTCTCGGCTGTCCTCACCGCCCGGCACAACCTCCCACTCGGCGGCGATGAGCGCGTCCTGACGCTGTTCAAGCAAGCTGTGGACCTGATCGTCGCGCAGGAGTTTCGCGTAATTCTTGAGCTCCCCGCCGAGAGACACGAGCACCGTGTCCGGGTTTGAAACGATTTCCCCGGCAAAATTCGCCAGATCAAGCGCTCCGGAACTGACGACGCGGTACTCGGGCCGGATTTTCGGCGTTTTCTTCTCTTTCACCATTCCTCAGCTCCTCCGGGGCGGGCGGCGAAAAGGCCGCCGGACGTGCTCCGCCAGCCTGACTCCCCGCTTTCCGTCAAAAATTCGATTTCGGCCTTTTTCTCCTGCGATGCCGCATAACAAAGGAGATGCGCGATCGCCGAGTCGCCGTGACGCCGTTTCTTCCGCCCTTTGCTGTCTTCACTTTTACCCGCCCGCTGTTCTTCCCGAACGATCTGGGGAACGCCCTTTACCAGACGGATGGAACGGTGATCATTATATACGTCGACGTCTCGGGGCATGACGACTTCGTCCCGCTCGAACGCCGCCTTGAATTTCGGCGTAATCCCCGCGTAAAAGGTGGGATTGAGCATTTGCGCAACGATTCCCCGGAAGCGCTTCGCGGCGGCCTCGGCGAGGTAGCCGCCGTTCCCGGTGGCGTCGAACATGCCGCCCCTGAGCCTCGCCAGCCGGGAGAGGACGTAAAACACGATGAGCTTCTGAATTTCATAAGGAACATTGCGAAGCTCAAGGAGCAGCACGCACGGGAAGCTCATGTCCTGCCGCCGTTGCGCTATCCAAAGGGATGTGAGGTCGCCCTTGCGCGCGAAGTCCTCCCCGGCGTAGGTGTCGAACCCCGCCGGAATCCCGGCGAGCACGGGGGAAAGTTCCGCCTCGCACCAGTCGCGGGCCTCGGCTTCCTGAAGGTGATCCGCAAGCTCCGCCCATGCGTCCGGCCGCTCGAAGCGCAAGACCGGCACGTCGACGCGCTGGGCGCGTTCGATGAGCGCCGCCGGGATGTACGCCCCGGAGCCGTGCCGGGGAATGACGAAAAGTTCCTCGTCCGCGTCTTCCCCATAAAAGGCGACAATATCTTCCCGCCATGCGCTTTCCGCTTCCGTGCTCCACTCCTTCCCCTGCGTGAGGCAGATTCGGCGGTACAGCCCGTCAGCGAGCGCATCGTCAAATGTGATTTTGACAAGCTCATACGGTTTGTTTCCCTTCCGTACTTCTTCACACAGCAGGTTAAACGGGTTGGTGTCCCCGTCATGCGTCGAGACGACCACGACCTTACCGCCCCACATGAGCAGGGCGAGCGCCGCCTTCATGACCTCGCCAAGCTGATCATGGAAAGCCGCTTCGTCGAGGATGACCATGCCCTGACGCCCACGAAGCGAACGGGGGCGGGAGGTGAGCGCCATGATTTCATAACCGGAAGCGAAAACGATGCGGTAGGCGAGGATGTCGTCCGATGAGCCGTCGGGCTTCGTATCCTTGAAAAGGCATTCCTCAACCTCGCACGCCGCAGGGGCGAACGCCTTCGCCCACATCGCCGCCGTATCGATGAACTCGCGGGCCATGTCGAGGCTGTACCCGAGATAGAGGGAATCCATCCCTCCGGCGGAACGCGACGCCGCCGAAACCAGCACGGCCGCGGCCGCTATCCCCCAGGTCAGGCCGATACGGCGGCTCTTTTCGATGACCACCACCGGAAGCTCCATGATCGAGGCCACGGCCCGCTGCTGGTACGGCAAGAGGACGTCCGGAAGCGTTTTTCCCTTGAGTGTGTCGGGAAGAGCCTGTCGGGACGCTTCTCGGTGGCGTTCCCATTCTTCGGCGGTCACAGGCGGCTTAGGCATCTTTTATCCCCAGAATGCGGCCCTTGATCGCTTCCACCGTCTCGGCGGAAAGCCCGGCCTCGCGTGCGGTATCTTCCACGGCCTTCACCGTCTCTTTCTGGACGCGCTCCCGGACCTTCGCCTCAAAGTCCTGTTCGAGCCTCGCGGCCTGTGCCCGTTCCTTTACCACACGGGCAAGAGCGCGGATTTCTTCCACCTCGATCTCTCCATCCGGATCATCAAGGCGGCGCAAAAGATAATCGCTTGTCAGCGTCGTCAGCATCTGAATCAGAGCTTCTCCGCTTTTCCCCGTGGCCGCCTGCGCCCCCATGCGTTCCATGACCGCCTCGGCCATGTTTCTGGACTCACGCAGCCGCTGAGCCACCTTATCCACTTGCTGCTTGTAGCGCCCAAGGCCGGACCGGGAGACGTCAGCTCCAAGGCTTTTCAGGTGCTGCACAATGGCTTCGAGCGAATGCCCGGCATCCAGCATCATGTGGAGCTGTTCACGCAGTTCCGGTGGAAGGCGACGCACTTTACTGACGCGCCCCATATCTAGCTCCTGAACGCGGGGCGCTTGATGCCCTCTACGCGCAGTATACCCCCGGCAACATCCGCGCCGCGTTCCGTTATGGTCAATATCTGTACGGGACCCTCATAATCACGGATCAAGAGACCGCGATCGGCCAACCAGACGACTTCTTCGTCAAGCTCGTTCCGGGTTATCTGATGACCGAGACTTTTGAGCGCGGACTGAACAACCGGCATATTCAACTGTCCGCCGGGGGCCTTCAACAAAAAATCAAGAATGGCAAGGCGGCGGTCCTCACGAAGCAGCGTAGCGAAACTCATACGTTACCCCTTATAGTTTGCCATGCATCCAACCGTGCCTCGATTCGTTCCAGTACGGACCGCACGGCACGAAGTTCGGAAAGGATATCGGATAGCTCCTCATCCGCCCGGTGGCGAGAATGTTCTTCTGGCGGATTGAGCGACGTTTTTCTACCGGCCTCGTTCGGGGCGGGACGTCTGACTCCGGGACAGAGTACAAATCCTCTGGCAACCTCATATCCCTGCGGGGAAAGTTCCAGCGCATCGCTCCCCTTGGCACGCCACATGCTTACCAGCCCTTGTTTTTTGAGCCAGATAGCGTCTTCGAGCACGGTATTGGAAGCTACTCCATGCCCAACCGTCTCCAGCGCTTCCCCCAATACGGCAAGCGGCATTCGGTAGGCGGGGCTTTCCAAAAGAAAACGAAGCAGAGCCAGACGGCGGGCCTCTCGCACAAGTTCGGCTACATCCATTGATTATTCCCCTTTCATATGATGTTCAGTCAGCAGAGAAAGCGTATGCTCCACACGTCCCATGATTCCCTTGAGTCCTTCCAATTCGCCGCGAAGTTCGGCGACGTCGACGCGCAACTCCGCAATGGCCTCGGCTCGCGGAAGCCCTTCCAACCGAGCGCCAAGAATATACAACTCTTGGCGGGCCGCGTTCGCATCCTTTTCCATATCGGCAAGACGGGCTTGCAGGGCTTCGTGTTCGGTACGAGTAACAAAGGATTGCGACAAGCGGTATATCCCCCATCCGTAGACGAGTGTGGCGAGTATCCCGAGTACCGGCCACCAGCGGTCAAGCTCAGTCAGTATGTCGGCCACGGGAGCCTCCATCATTATATAAGGTAATGAGCGCCCGATACCCGGCTTCGAGCTTCCGGCAATACCCGCCAAAGTCCCGGACATGAGCGAGCACGTCTTCCGGCGTCGCTAGTGTGTCCGGCTGTACCCGGGCTCCAGCGGCTCCGGCGGAACCGGGAGCGTCGTCAGCGCCGCCGGGGGCGGAGCCTTCGTTTCCGGCGCTATGATAGGAACCGGCAAGGCCGAGGGCCTCGTTGTACAGGCGCACCCACTCAAGAGACAAACCAGCGCAATCGCGACGAGCCTTTTCTGATACATCCCTGATCCTCCTGTTGATGCTGGCGCGCTCGGCGTCCAGTTCGGCGGTTTTCACGGCAAGCTCTCGGGCGAACTTCTCGCCCCGCGCCGTTTCCGCCGCCAGACGCTCGCGGGCGTTCTTTTCGGCGGCGGCCACGGCTTCGGCACGGGTGCGCTCCTGCTCGGCGTGGGCGGCATTTATGGCGGCGAGCTCAGCTTCGTACCTTTCGGAAGTATGACGCGTTCCCGCAGCGTACCCCCACCATGCGGCCAAAAGACCGGCAAGAAGCAACGCCAGACAGTCACGCGCCGTCACAACTCACCCCCGGCCCCCAGCCCGCCCGGACATACGCCGCCTGACGCTCGAAAATGTAAACGACATAGCGGCGGTTTTCCCGGATCGCGCTTGCCTTGCGCCCCGCGTTCACGGTTTCGACGCTTCCAAAGTAGCGATCCGGATCGAGCCCCTTCTTTGCGGCGAGGTTCCGGTCACGGTTCACCCAGCCCGCGCCGCCGTTGTAAGCTGACAGCGCAAAAGCCATGCGATCGCAGGCGCTCAAGGCGCTCTTGTCGGTGCTCATGGCACTCATGCGATCCCAAAGGTATTTGTCATAGACGACGCACGATCGGAGCGACCACGCCGGATTGAACGGCTGTGGCTTGCCGACTTCCGGGGCGACTTTCGGAAGCCATGTCGCCGTCGATGGGATAAACTGCGCCAGTCCCTGCGCACCCGCCGCCGACACCGTGTCATTCCGCCACCACGATTCCGTATGGATTTGGGCGGCGAAGATGGATACCGGGGCATTCAATCCCCACGCGGCCCGAGCCTCCCGGATGAGCGTCGCCCGGTGCTGGAGGGCTGCGCGGGGTATCTGGACTTCGGCGGCCTCGGCGTCGCCAGCAAAAAAGGCGAGCAGGCCAAACAGCACCGATACGACGATGGCCGCGCCCACGGCGAACGCGACTCCCACGCAAAACGCCTCGGTGCAGGAGAAAAGGAGCTTTTGCGGATCGATACGCATAATCACAGCCCCAAACACATGCCGAGGATCACCATGCCCACCATGATCCCGCGCCGGATGGTGGCTACGGTGAAGGCGCGGAGATACCCGGCGCATATCTCAAAATCCACTTCATCGTCCCCGCCGTCGGCGTCGGGATCGCGGAGCCAGTCTTTTTTCAGATACCCCGACGGTCGGGCATAGGGGAAAATGGCCCGGTCGATCCACACGCCGATGCACGCGGCGAAGGATACGAGCCCGGCCTTGTATGCGATGACCGGGAGCTGCTGCGGGGAAATGACGGCAAGGAAAGCGAGGATCAGGACGGTGACGAGGCCGCACAGGGCAAGCCAGCGGCGGGCGGAAAAAAGACGTTTGAACATAAAGAAAACCTCCATGTGTTTCCTTCACAGTAGAAGAAACACATGGAGGCGTCTTTGAAAGGGCTTTAGGAAAACGGCTACAAACCGGGGAACCGCAATTGCCCGCTCCCCCGGCGGGCGCGCTCGGCTTTCAGGATGGCATATACCCGCTGCTGTGTGAGGCCGTACTTTTGAGCAAGCTCCGCGATATTGTTCCCGGTGAACTCCCGGTACAACGTGGCGTCGCGCTTGCGGAACCGGGCCGCGAGGTTCTTGGGAATATAGATTGACGAACCGCCCCAATCCTCGGCGAGCATATCGGCGACCCGCCGCCCGAACTCGCGGGCCTCCTCGTCATTGACGGCGGGAAGGCCGGAACGGGCCATGCCCGCAACCCGCGCAGCGACGCCGTCAAGAAGCTCGGCGTACATCTCGGCCATATACATATCCTCCACGGTGATAAGGGGTTCCGAGGAGAACATACACAAAATTTCAATGGTTGGGGAAAAATTACACTTTTCGCCCGATCCGCCGGGAAATGTGTAATCGGAAAACCGGAAAACCCACGAAAAAGCCGCCCGAAGGCGGCGATGCGGGTGGAGTTATACTGCTACCGGGGTTTGAACCGCCAAGAAACCGAAGCGTCTTTTTCAGGTGTAGCAACGTTGACGAATTTGAAGGGCCATATCTCAAAAAGAGGCAAAAAAAGAGCCGCACCTCGCAATTATTTCAAGCCAAAAATCCAGTCCTGTGACAAGCAACGTCAGGCTCAGAACCACTGCCCACATGAGCGAACCAACTATGCGCCGATAATTCGCCTGATAGTCACAACGCCGTCGAAGCCGCGTGAACTTTGGATTCACACGTTCGCTTATCTGCGGGTAATTCTTATCTACTTCTTGCCGCAGGGCTGCAAGCTCTTCTTCTATAAATCGGAGACTGCGTTTGTGCCCCCAAAAAAAAGCCAGAGTGAAGAGGTGAAAAACCCAGCACCCCGCAAGAATAAGTATATTCTTCCAGGAAGAGATTCCCACAGCGTCCACCTGGGATGAAACAAAAAGAATAGCCAGCGGGATAGTTATCATTGTCTTTTGAAGCTCTGACAAAGAGACTGCCAACTTATCGGCAATTGAAAGCGTTTTGCTCTCCAATTCGTTAAAAATTTCATCCAGAGAAAAGTCTTCGACAAAAAGCACCCAGCTCTGATCGAAATCTTTTTTCAGCTCGGAAAAGCGGGAAAGTAGCGACCCGAAAGCACCGTCTGGCGATTTGGTAAGTGCATATTTTATAATAAGCTCTTTAAGAATTTTTGTTTTTTCCAGAAAGCGTGGAGCCTGCTCAAACTCCTCCACAAGCTTGGCAAGTTCCGGCAACACGTTAAGGTCTTTTTGGGAATAGGTGATGACAATTTCCGTCTTGGTGCCATGATAAAAAACACCTTTTTTCTTGCCAGACAATTCCTCTGTATGATCAGCAATTTTCAGCAAAAAATTGGCAAACCTAGTTGCGTCCAGGTAAGCTGGGGGCAAAACATCCGAACTATCGGCAATAGAATAGTAATAATCAGGGCAAGCCGTCAGAAACGACGGCAGACGCAGAAGACCATCCAAATCCTTTACAATCGCACACTCAACTGTTGGCTGGGGTAGCTGTAGACTATATTCAAATTTTTGCGAAAGATTATCTTCCAAACGGCAGGTGCCGACAGTCACGCTTTTGCCAGCCAGCCATGTGTCGGCAAACAAATATGCCTCATCCGCTTTCTTTATAAGCTCAATATTGTCTGCCAGGTTGGTTATGGCTGCGTGAAAAAACAAGGGATCTTCCCATCGAATCCCTTCGCTGACTCCAAGCAGGGCAAGGAGTAATTCACGTTGTTCTGGTAAGTACGTCACTTTGCTTCACGGAATGCTTTCACTATGGATTCTGGCGGGTTGTTAATAACAATTTGGGGGATGCCGCCGTTTTCATTCAGCAAAACCCTTTCTCCCACCATCACCGCCGGACAACTGAGCTTTATGCCCTCGCCTTTTGCGGAAAACTCTCTCAAATTCTTCAAAATTCGCTTGTCAGGTTCCAGCCCTTCACTGAACTTATACCCGCCCTCATTGGCAAATTCAAGAAAACTTTCCGGCTGTTCGGGATTGGCTACTGCGCTGACGGCGAGCAAGTTAATCGCGCGGACGTTGCGGCAATATTCATGCACCCGCTGGTTCATGGACATTCTTTGTTCATGGGTGAATTTGTGCTGGGCGGCATAATCCCCCAGCGCACGTATAAATTCCTGAGTCTGTACCCTGGAATCCGTATGCTCCGTGCATCCGATTGCCCGTAAAAAATAGTCAGGAGTCTTGGCGGAAGATGCCCCCTTGATAAAGGTGATATAAGGATTATCTTCATTATTTTTCCAATCATATGTGCTAACCTGACAACCGATATGCAGATTGCTCAGGTCCAGATGGGTGGCATCGTCAATTTCAAGCTCCTGCGTGATAACACAGCCCTTGGTTTGACGCAGCAGAGTGATAAAAAGATAGGGAAGCTTTTCATCATTCTGATTTGTGCATAGAAAAAATAACACATAACCACCTGTCGCCAGATTCGCTTCGCTTATTCGGCTTTTGAGGTGCCCCATCGCTTTCTTTGTAAATCCGATGAAATTGTCTTCCATGGGAAAATTCAGATATTCCTCAAAGTTCATACTAAACGGATAGGTATTCACATCCGGATCAAAATAACCCAACCCCTTTGTCGAGCGGCGTGTATATAATGAATACAATTCACCAAACAGACGATTCACACTCTCAGTCAAGGGAAGAACACTTTCCCGCGTAAATACCTCCGGGGCAGTATTAATTGTTTTCCTCAATTCGTGAACTATCGCATGTCTGACAAAAATTTCCATACTACTCCTCTCTCCTTTTATTTTTTTAATTGTACTCTTTGGCTGCAAGAATTTTCCGTTACACATGGATATCCTTTTACAACAAAGAAACGATCCTTTCTCTGTCTTCCCCTCCGGTTCCGCCTCCCCCCTCACCCGCCTCACGCCAACAAGCGTCCTGCCCTGCCTGATCGTAATAACCGGAAGCTACTTATCCTTTTGGAACCAGTCTTAAAGGCTTCTGTAATCGCGAAAGGGGTAATCGAAAAATAAAAAATAGGGCAAAAGAGAGAGCCCGAGAGCAAAACACTAAAGGAGCCGTCATGTCCCGTAGTACTTTAACGCTTGCCTCTTCTCTCTTGCTTGCCTTTACCCCATCCATCTCTCCGGCGGACGCCGTACTAGATGCCGAACAGATCCTTTCTCTCTTGCCTGCTGACATGCCCGACGAACAGAAAAACGCGCTCCTTCTCTCGGCGTGCATACTGCTTGGGGCAAGCCCCGACCTTCCGCCACATGACGCGGTAGGGGATGTCATGCAACTATGGAAAATCATATCTGACTAAGACTTACCAGAGTCCCGCCTGCTGACACGGGGACTTTACAAACATATTCTCATTTCCCTGTAACCTTTCAACACGTTTCGCTCTCGTGCATTCCCACTGATCCACCGGATACATCTTGTCCCACGCATCCATGAGCTGCGTCTGCTGGCGGCTCATCTTGTAGCGCGGGCCATACGCCTCGGCCATATATTTATAGGTACGGGCGATCTGCCCACGCGCACGCACGGGCGGCTCGGCCTTTCTGTCCGCAATCTTCATCTCACAACTCCCGAAGTCCGGCTTTTCTCCCGGCAACATCTGAAAGTTGTAGTTCTGGCGTAGGGCATTCACCGCGCCGATGGCCGGATACAGGTTGTACAGGTCAGCCTGCATGTACCGATAGTCTTTATTGACCTTCTCGGCGCACTTACGGCCCTTGAATGCTTTTCCCCGGTTATCCACACATTGCGGATCACCCTCGCGCCACTCTGAAAACGTCTGTCCGAAATTCTCGGCGGGAACGACGTGCTCCCATTCCACCTTTCCGGCCCGCTTCTCATGCTTCGAGACCGTGAACCCTTCCGGCAACGTGACGTGCTTCTTTTCGTCGAACGAGGCTCCGCAATAAAGCGTAACCCGGTGATCATAATAGACCTGCCGCTCCAGCGTCTTCTTTGCCTTATTGAATGAATCGTTCCATACGTTTCCACCCGCAAAGGCGACGGAAGGCAGAACAATAAGCAACGCCGCCAGCAATATTCTTTTCATGGCTATCTTCTCCTACTCCCCATTTCTTCTCACCACCGCCCCCAGATTTCCCACACCAGAAACGCCAGCACCAGCACCGGGAACCACAGCCGTATCCGTTCCTGTACCGTGTGCCGGCGTCGGCTTACTTTTAGCGCTCACGTCCACCGGGACCGTCTTCGGCAACTTCGGGCGCTCCGAAAGCTCGCGTTCAAGCTCGGCAATCCGGGCTTTCAACGCCGGGATTTCGGCGTTTTCGCGTTCGAGGTCGCGGATACGAGAGTCTTTGCGTTCAAGTTGAATGCGAAGATCGGCGTTTTCCCGGATCAATGTGTTGTTTTCGTCCACGGCCCTCAAATAACGGTCAAGGATATCCGTATTCCCTGTTTGTGCGACGCGTCGCACATTTTTGTTTTCTTCTATATTAATATTTTCAATATGTTGTACATCTTCACCCAGGATATTTTGTGCAACGCGTCGCACATTTTCAGATTCAGAAGCGGGAAAATCCGTTTTGTACATTGGCCCCTCTCCAGTGAGAAGCCACCGGGGAACGACCCCATACCGATCGCAAATTTTTTGCAACACGGATTTTCTTGGCACACGTCCAGCAAGATAGTTAGACAGTGCCCGCACTGTTACGTTGATACTATCTGCAAATTCTTGCAGGGTTAAATTTTCCATAATTGTTCTAATTCGATATCCAAAATTTTTATTATTTTCCATAATTGTTCCTTATAATGAAGTTGGATGTCTTGACTTGTTCTATATTTTGTTCTAGTTTTGTTCCAATGAACCACAAAAAACCACAACTTCCAAAACCACCCCTACACGGAACCGAGAAGGGGCGCAAGAAAGGGAAGGGTTATGAACCAGACAAACACTCGAAGGACGGACATTCCGCTGACGCTCCGGGAAAGCGTAAAGGACGCCTTTGCCGAGCGCGGACTCAGCATTTCCCAGTGGGCGCGAAAGCACAATCTTGCCCCGCAGTACGTCTATGACCTGTTGAACGGCCGGACGAACGGGGCACGGGGTGAATCCCACCGGGCTGCCGTGCTCCTCGGCCTCAAGGAAGGCGTCATCGAAGAGCGGGCGGCATCATGATGCACCCCGTCAGCCGGAACATGGCGAGGCTCCTGCGGCGCATCAGACGCAGGGACATGAAGATCGGAAAACTGAAACGGGAGCTTCGCAAGCTCCGGAGGAGACAACGCAAGATGGAAGAGGAACGCAAGGCCGTCATCACCGTAGCGGAAAACGGAGGGATAGACGTAGAGATCGAGTTTTTCCCTGACGCCGGACGTGTCGGCATCTGCGGAGAACTCGCCGCGATCGGATTTGGAGCCATCGTACAGGCATACGGCCGGTTTAAAGACGAAGAACAGGCCGAAGAATAAGGAGAAAATCATATGACCCATAAAGACGGCTACACGTTCTGCAACTTCTGCGGAAGCCATGAATCACGGGTGACGTTTCTGGTCGCCGGGCAACGGGACACTCATATCTGCGACTGCTGCGCGTGGGACTGCGCCATGCTGATCTACGAAAAGATGAAGGACCGGTACAACGGGGAACAGACCGACACCGTTATGGAAAAGCCCCGACACCCGAATTTTCCCTGCTTTAAGGAACTCCCCGAAAACGAACAGTCCGCCTTGGAGGATGAAGATGAATAACCTCACCGCAACCACCCTCGCGGCCCATTTTCCCACCGTGGCTCCGGAAATATTTCGGACACTCGAAAACGAAAAGCCCCTCACCGCTGCAACGGTGAAGGGCCCAAAGGGGAAGAAACGAAACGGTGTTTCCGCTTGGCCTGTTACCATACTCGACACCCCGGCGCAACTCCCGCCCTTGGCGGCGAGGATCGACGGCTTGGCCTCCCAGATTGCGCGGATCATCGACGGAACCGTCAGCATGGGCGTGGAAATGCAGCTTATCATCCTCGCCTTCAACCTCGCCGCCGTCGCCGAACAGGTAGCACACATGGAAAACAATCTGGAGGTGCCCGCATGACCGAAAAGAAGAAGCTCACGCAGCTCGGACGGGCGTTCCTGCTCATCGAGACCTTGGCCCCGTATGTCGTGACCGGGCTTTCCATAACCGATCTTTCCGTCGCCACCGGTATCCCCGCCCCGTCGGTTTGTCGGGACATGGACGCCCTCGCCGCCGAAGGCATGGCGCAAAAGCTCGAAAGCGGGCGCTGGGCGCTTACGGCAAGGCCGCTTCGGGCCTACCGGGCCTACGACATAGCCCTTCGCAACCAGCAGCAGCGGCAAGACGACTTCAAGCGTAACATCGAAACCGGAGCTTACCGGATATTGGGGTGAGCAATATGAGAGAGATTCCCGAATACCAGTGCATCAGCGAGTGGCAAATGGGCGATGATTTTTCCGATGTCGATTGGGAGGACGCCTACACGACGAAATGCCACAGCGCGCAAGGTGCTGCGGAAGACTACGCCGAGCGTGAAGATTTTACGGACGAGGAAATCGTCGTTGTCCGCAACAAGGCTACGGGCGAAATCACCCGCTGGCGCGTCGAACCCGAAACCATATTCAACGCCTACGAAGAGGATTAGGAGCCCCCGATGAACGACACCACCGTCACCCCTGAAGAACTCCCCGTTTCCGCCCCCGCCGTTTCCGAACAGCCCGATCCGGTAAAGGAACTTGAGGCCGTCCGCACCGGCACCGTCTCCGTTCATGCGGAAGACTACGCCCGCGATCTCGCATTTCAGCAGCAGGTGGGCCGCGTTCAAGGCTTTCAGGCCGTCGCTTCTGGCCTGAGCCTTTCCGTCATTCAGTGGTTTTCGGCCATGAAGGCCAGTGGAGACTACAAAGGCCGGAGTTTTACGGATCAGCGGGGCAGTATCCACCAGCCACAGACGTTTGATGATCTGTGCGAAGCAATGGGGTTTTCCCGTAGAACTGTCTACGAATCCCTCCAAAACTACGCCACGTTCGGCGAGGAACGCCTGACGGAAATCCGCAACCTCGGCCTTACCGTGCGGGACACCCGTAAAATCCGCAAGGCCATCAAGGACGTGGACGAGGACACGAAAAAGGAAATCTTCCGGGAGCTCAAGAGTTCCACGCCGGAAGACCTGCGCGTCACCATCGACGTCATCTGTGCCCAGCACGCCAAGGCGCAGGCCGACAACAAGAAGCTCGAAAAGGAAGCCGAAAAGCTCAAGGAAAAGGTCGAAACACTCGAAAAGGACAAGGAAGCCCAGCAAAAGGTGGCGCAGGAGCGAAACGACCAGATCGCGACGCTCAAAGAAGAGCTCATCGTCGCCACCTCCTCGGCCATTGCGGACGTTGAAGTCAAAAAGATGAAGAAGAACGTCAAGAACCGGGAGATCATCGACGAAAAGTGCAGGGACGCCGTTTTCGCCGTGGCAAACCTCGCGGCGTTCGGAGCTTCGGTTCTCGCCGACGATGAAAATTCGGAAGAGACGGCGGCCTATGTCCACGAGCGGATTTCTTCCGCCGTGCGGGGCATGGCCGCGCATATTCTCTCCGCCGGGATCGACGTGGACCTTACTGCGGAGCTTGTGCCGGACTTCGGCCCGGATGTGGATGGGGAACCGTTCCTCGAAGCGGACAATCAGGAAACGACCGACTAGGGGTTTGCCATGCCTTCCACACCTTCAACCGAACAGCTTCGCCTCATAAGCGACGCGGCCCGCGCGCTCGAAAAGGCGGACCCATGCAACGGGGATCGCGGGCGCATTGTGGCGCGGCTTGCCGAAACGCTGAATCGCTCCCTGAACACCACTTACAACTACCTGAAAAAGTACGGTGCATGGGAGAGCGGCAAAAAGCCCCGCAAAGGCAAGGGCGAGACGTGCGTCCCCGAGGCGCTTTGCCGGAAGGTCGCGGAGAAGGCCACCCGCTCTTTCCGGGACACCGGCAAGCGGATCATGAGTATCAAGGACGCCGTGAAATATTGGGAAGCGAACGGGGAAGGCATCATGGACCCGGAAACAGGAGAAATCACCATGCCGTCGGTTGAAACCATCAGCCGCGCCATGCGGCGCTACGGGTGCCACCCGGATCAGCTCCGGGCGGCGAGCCCGGCCGTCAGGATGCGGACGGAATACCCCAATCAGGCTTGGCAGGCCGACGCCTCGGTATGCGTTTTGTACCGCATTCCGGGGAGCGGCAAGATCGGGCTCGTCAAAGAAAAGAGTTATAACGGCAAAAAGCCCGAAAACCTCTTCAAGATCAGGCAGAACCGCATCGTGCGCTATCTGGAAGTCGACCACTATTCCGGCAACTTCTACCTACGCTACGAGCAGGCCCCCGGCGAAAGCGCGGAAGGGTTCCTCACGACCTTTATTGAGGCGATGACGGATCGGGGGCCGCAAGACCCCATGCACGGCGTCCCGGAAGTCCGCTACACGGATATGGGCTCGGGCAATACGGCCTCCCTTACGAAGTCCTTTTGCGAGCAGCTTGGCGTCCGGCTCCTGCACCACAAGGCGGGCGGAGCCAGATCTACAGGGTCGGTCGAAAGCTTCCAGAACATTGTGGAGACACATTTCGAGAGCCGCCTGCGCTTTCTCGATATACCGGATGTTGCGACGCTTCAATCGCTCGCGGACCGCTGGCGCAGGCATTTTTGCGCTACGGCGATCCTTTCCCGGACGAACAAGGCGGAGAAGGCAAGAACCCGCAATGACCTCTGGCTCTCCATAACGAAAAACCAGCTCCGCACGGTCGAACCGGACGTTTTGCGTTCCATCGCCGCATGGGGCGACGTCCGGCGTCCGGTGCGGGACGACTTCACGATCAGCGTGGACACCCGGACCCACTACGGCGTCCGGTATTACGATCTGCGCGAGCTCGGCTATCACGGGCTGAAACCCCGTGAAAGCGTGTATGTCCGCCTTAACCCCTACAAGGCCCCGAACGCCATCATCCTTCTCGAAAAGCCCGACGGCGAAAAAGTCGCCTTTGAAGTGCCTCCCATGCAATTCGACACGGCGGGCTTCAACGTAAACGCCCCGGTTCTCGGAAAGGACTTTAAGGCCATGCCGAAAACGCATTCCGAGCAGGTGTTTGACGAAATCAAAAAGGATGCCTACGGCGTCCAGTCCGTGGAAGAGGCCGACAAGCTCTGGAAGGCCGGAGCGCCCACCCGTGACGCCTTTGATGTCATGGCCGACGTGAAGGAAGCGCCCGTATATTTGAAGAAGGCCGGGACGCCTTTGCAGGTAGAGGAACAAAAGGCCGACGTGCCGCCGATGAAGCGCCTTTCCTTCGCTTTGATGATGCGCCGGGATCATCCGGATGTCTGGCGCGACGACAACACCGACGAATGCGCGGAATGGCTGCGGACCCGGTATCCCGACACCGTACCCGGAAACGAGATCGAGGCCGTGATTGAGCGGATGCGCGAGAAGTTCGCGCCGAAGCGCGCCCGGCGGCTTGAGTTCCGGCCAAATGAAGGGAGGGCGGCATGTGCCGGATAATCCCCTACGATCCAACCGTAAAAGATCTCTTTGAAGAGGCGGAGCTCAGTCAGCGCGAGGCCGCCGCAAAGCTCGGTGTCTCCCCGGCGCTCGTCAATCAGCTTTTGAACCGGGGAACCCTCCCGAAAACGGGATGGACCGGACTCAAAAAAGGGCTCGCCTCTTTGCTTGAAGAGCGCGGCGCACAGGCCGCCCTTGTCGACTATGCCCTCGGCAAACTGGAAAAACTTGCCGGGGATGAAGATACCCCCGCCGGGGATACGGCGGAAAGCGAGGAACCCATGATCTTGAAGAAGCAAACGCTCACGATGAAGACACGGCAGGCATTCGGCATCGTCAAAAACCCCTTTGCCGATCCGCAGGATGCCGCCGACGTCTATCTTTCGCCTGAAATCCGGTATGTCCGGGAGATGATGTATGACGCCGCGACGAACGGCGGTTTCCTCGCCGTGGTGGGCGAGTCCGGTTCCGGGAAGTCCACGCTCCGGGAAGAGCTCATTGACCGCGTGAAGAATGAAAACGGCAAGACCGTCATCATCGAACCGTACACGCTGGCAATGGCCGAGAACGAATCGAACGGCAAGCCCATGCGCTCCCAGCACATCGCCGAGGCCATCATCAGCACCATCGCCCCCGGAACTTCGGTCCCGTCGTCTCCGGAAATGCGCTTTCGCAGGCTCCACCAGCTCTTGAAGAGTGCCCACGGTGCCGGGACGCATCATTGCGTCATCATCGAAGAGGCTCACGACCTGCACCGGCACACGTTGAAGAGCCTCAAGCGGTTCTGGGAATTGAAGGACGGGTTGCACCGGCTCCTTTCCATCATCCTGATCGGACAGACGGAGCTCGGGGAAAAGTTAAAGCCCGCCGACGCGGGGGTACGCGAAGTTGTGCAGCGGTGCGACGTGCTGCATATCACCCCGATCGAAGACGTAGCGGATTTTCTCCGCTTTCGGTTTGCCCGTGCCGGGCTCGACTTCACCAAAGTGTTTACCGCCGACGGAGTCGCCGAGATTGGAGAGAGCCTCACCGTGGCGCAGGACCGTTCCGGCAATGGCGTGTACATGGGCTATCCCCTCATGATCGCCAACATGACCATCGCCGCCCTGAACCTCGCGGCGAGCGCCGGAGAAAAGCAGGTGACGGCGGACGTTGTACGGATGGTGCGGCCGTAATCATCTTTTAGGAGCATATCATGGAAAAGCATTTCTACATCGGAGAAGGCCCCGAAGCCGACGCGCTCGTCGCCGAAGTTCTCGAAAGAGAGAAAGTGACCCATGAGGCACGTAAGGCGCTTATCTCGGAATACGAGGCCGACGGCCTTATCCTGAGCGTCTGGAACGACGGAAAGGTAACGGGGCTCGCCTTCAATAAGCTGACGAGCCGCCCGTACCTGAAAGGCGAAACCCGAACCTCGGGGGAAGAAGGCTACGGGTACTATCCGAAACTCAGCACAAAAGAAGGAAAACGGCTTGCTCAAAAGCTCGAAGCCGAAGAACTGACCTTTAGCGCATCCAAGTTCATACTCGACAGGCTCCAGCTTCACAGAATCGCTACAGGTCCACACTCCGCATCCCGAACGGGGCACGCTGTGTACTACTCAGTCGCAGGCATCGCTTCCGGGAAAATCCTTGTCAAAATTCCCGGCAGTAAAAATCCTGAGCACGACGGAACCCAATCTTTCCCTTCAATTCCTTCATGGCTGCGTGAAGTGAAGGAAAGCGAATGGCTCGCCGTACAGGGGCGATAATATGCCGTTACTTATGACACTCGCGGCGCTCTATCTCATATGGGCAATATTGGTGCATCCCGAGCAAGTCCAAGAACGCATTATTATGGAAGCCCTCAAAACATACCAAATGGAATTGCAGGCTGGGGTCACCGAAAGCAAAGTATCCGGCATGATTCCCGCACAACAGGAGAAAAACAATGGCAAAACGTGTGAAACCCGTTCTGAACATCCCGGCGGTGACGACTCTGGAAGAAGCGGACGCGACACTGGCACAGATCGCGGCGAGGAAGCGGGAACTTGCTCTCCTTGAACTCGGGCTGAAAGAAGACGTCGATACCCTGAAACTCAAATGCGCCGAGACTTCCGAACCGATCAAGCAAGACATTGAAGTTCTGGAACAGGCGCTGATCAGGTTCGGGGAGTCCAAAAAATCCGAGCTGTTCGTCAAAAAGCGCTCCCGGGAGCTCACGTTCGGCATTATCGGCTTTCGGGCAAGTTCCGCCGTCAAGACCATGCGGAAAACGACATGGGAACAGGTGCTCGGCCTTATCCGCGACGCGGGGATGCCCGAGTGCATCAGGACAAAGCAGGAAGTGGATAAGGAAGCGCTCCGCCAGCTTTCCCCGGAACGCCTCGCCGCCGTGGGGTGCAGGCTCGAACAATCCGATCTCTTTTTCTACGAACTGAACGAGACGGAACTCGCGGGAGTTGAATCCGTATAATGACAAACCGGGCGGAGCAATCCGCCCGGCTCCATATATAAGGATAGAATATGCGTACCCCAACCGATCCCAAGAAGCTCATCAAGGCCCTCCAGACGGGACGCCGCAAGCTCGGCATGACTGACGAAGAGTATCGCGGGCTCCTTTCCAGCGTCACGGGCGGCCGGACGACTTCAAGCAAGGAACTTTCCGGCGAAGAACTGGTCCGGGCGTTGGCCGCACTCAGAAAAGTGGGCTTTCGCACAACGGCGGACCCGCAGCTCAGGAAGATCAAAAGCCTCTGGTATGAAATGCACGATCTCGGAATCGTCAGAAACCGGAGCGATCAGGCTATCGAGACGTACATCCGGCGCATCACGCGGGCGCAAAAAATCGAATGGTGCTCTGTGGAACAGCTCCAGCTCGTCATCGAAACCCTAAAAAACTGGGTAGACAGAATCGAGGAACCGGCGGTACGGGAGCATCTGCAACGGTTCTTCTCAGAGCAGCAGCCCGCTACGGCGGTGGTGCAGTAGGGAAAAAGATGCCTAGATTTATTTCCGTCGTATCCGGTTCTGGTATTCCGTCTATAAAGGATACACGGGACGGATCGCTCGTCTGCTGTTTCTTTGCTGATAAAAAGGAACCCGAGAAACGTCTGGCCATGATGAAGGTCTGCATGGACGCCTTGAATGCGGCGTCCGCCCGGTATGCCGGGGAAGGGGGCACTAATGGACGTACAGCGCGATGAATACAGCCACCTTCCCATTGTGGAAGGCAAGATAGGGCAAGGCGTCAAATTCGAGAGGATACGCCGGATTTCCGGCTACCTCGTCGGCACCACCGACAGATGGAACAACGCTAAGCGCGCGGAACTGCGGGACCGCGTGAATCACATCAAAATAAACGGAGAATCACATGAACAAGTATGACCTCGTAAAGCGGTTGAGGAAGGAATGCAGTCTAACGGAAGCCGAAGTGGAAAAGCTCATCAAGGCCGCGCTCGACACATTCACGGAAGCGCTGGCGGAAGGGGAACGGATTTTCCTCCCCGGTTTCGGGACGTTCGCGCCCGTGGCACGGGCCGCTCGAAAAGGACGTAATCCAAAGACAGGGGAAGAACTCTCCCTTCCCGCTTGTAACGCAATCAAGTTCACGGCGGCGAAGCGGCTTAAAGACGCTATGAACCGATAAAGATACAGCTTATCCGCCAACAAAAAAGGAGGGTTGATTCCCCTCCTTTTTTGTTGCAGATTCTGCAATAGAATTACACCCCCGCCTAAAACTCTTCCCGATACTTCCCAAGTTATCTCGTTTTTTCCCACTAGTTTTCATGCCATTGATCAGGAATCGCTTATCCGCTGGAAGCACCCGTCCTATGGGCTGATCCCGGCTCCCATTACCGTGGCGCTGGCCGAGGATTCCGGGCTCATCCGGCCCATCGGGCTGTGGGTCTTCGAGACGGCCTGTCAGGTGCGCAAGAGCTGGCTCGACGCAGGAATCACGGATCTCACGATGGCGGTCAACGTTTCGGCCCTCCAGCTGGAGCGTTCCTTCCCGAAGCAGCTTCTTGACATCGCGGCCCGTTACGATTTGCCGCCCTCTTTGATGGAAGTGGAAGTTACGGAGTCGAGCGCGCTGGATTCCGATAAGCCGGAAAGCCATATCCTCTCCCGTGTCTACGACGCGGGGTTCCCCGTGGCCATCGACGATTTCGGCATGGGGCACAGTTCCCTCAAGTATTTGAAGCAATTCCCCGTCAGCGTGGTCAAGATCGACGGCGCGATCAGCCGGGAAGTGGTCACGAACTCGATTTGTTCGGATATCGTGGCTTCGATCACCCGCCTCTGCCGGGCGCGGAACATGCTCAGTGTGGCGGAGTTCGTCGAGAATGAGGAACAGGCCGCACTCCTCCGCGAACTCGGCTGCGACGTGTTCCAAGGTTACCTGTACAGCAAGTCGCTCCTGCCTTCCGATTGCCTCCAGTTCATCCAAAAGAGGAACGGCGGAAACGGTGCGTAAGGTCGGCCTGAAGCAACGTGTTTCTCGAGGGGACATCCTGCGGGCGGACCCAACGTGGGGAGGGCAATCCGGCTCTCCCCTCGCAAACCCCTTTGGGCGGGGGGCGCAATCTCTCAAGTTTTTCTTGAAGTTTTTGTTTCGGCTGACCGGGCGCGCCCCATCATGCCTTTCCGTCCGGGTGCCCCGTCTGCCTACTTTTTCGGCTGGCCGGGAAATCGGAACGCTTGTTGCCGGAGTCATGACGCGTCTGCGCCTCTTCTTTGTAGCGGTTGCGTACACACTGCTGGCTGTCCTGACCGCTGTTCCCGCTGCGGCGAACGAAGATCTCGCGCCTGAAACGCAAGGGCTGGACTCGCGGGAAGCCTTCCGCACCGGGACGCGCTTTTTCGATGAAGC